TCACTTAAAGCTATTGATCGATACATCTACTCCCGCATTGAATCAGCAGTATATCATGTTCCAAAAGATTTGTTTCATTATATTTCTCACATGATATACAAGATCATGGATATTAAAATAAGATTATTAGCTGATAGACCTGAAACTCTTATAACTTATGCGGTACTAGGAACTGTCTTCTCAGGGGATTGTGATACCACTTTGATGAATACTGTGAGAATGGCCTTATACAATCTTTACACAAATGATAGAAATGGCCTAATCTATGAATATCATTATATAGCATGGAGTAAGGGTGATGATTTTACAGTTATGTATCAAAATGAGGTGGATATAGAATACGCACAAAGAGGGTATAGAAAGTATTGGCTTGCAAAAGCAAAACCAAATGATCCTTCCTTCGCTGATGTCTATGATAATCGTACCTTCGGATTGGGTCAAATATTAAAAATGTTGGACTTTGGTGGTCCTGACTCTTTTGAATTTTGTTCTCTCAATGCTTGGTACACTAATTACATAACTGGTCACATTACTCTCACACGTGACTTAAAGAAATTGACCAAGCTAGCCAACTATTCTAGGAAAACAAAAATAATGAATAATATTGAAGTCTACCAATATATAGTTGATCAGGTGGTTGCATTACAGGCTTCATACAAAGGGATTCAATATATTGATAAATACTGCTATCTATTAATGGAGCGTGCCAAAGAATTCCTATATGCATGTGACTACAATATGATTCAGAAAGCTCAAAAGAAAAGGAGGACTTGTGGTGACACTCGTGTAACATATACTCTATTGGGAGCAACATATATGTTCTATAATACGACACCCCGACACACAGTTAATAAAATAAAACATGGTGCTACATACTGGGAAACAATGAAGGAGATATATAATAAAAAAGAAATGCGTTTGAATCCTGCAGAACTAGAATTAGTCAATCAACAAATTAATGAAAAGTTCCCAGCCAACGATCTGTGTGTACTCTAACCACAAGTTTGTTATTCAACCCAAATTATTATGCAATCAACAAATAATAATTTGAAGGCAAACACTAATAACAATAACAACAACAATAATAATAGAAATAATAAAAGGGGTAAGAAGAAAAGAAAGCAAAGAAATCAAAGAGTCAGCAATTTCCGTCCTTTTCCCAGAAAAATGACTGCCAACCAACGACCAATGAATAATATCGCGCAGCCATTCCCTGATGATCACATCAATAAAATTAATAAGGTATTGGATATATTTGGAAACCAGCACAACAACCCAATACCAATAAAGTCAGCCTTATACAAACAACCTAGTAACTTTGAAACCATGACGAGGGCAAAGTATTCTGCCAAAAATATGTCCCTGAATCAAGTTTATTATTCTATATATGATACACAAAACAGGGTCATACGCATGACGATATATAACAAGGTCAATTATGTATCGCCTTCTGAGAATCCATACAAAATACTTTGGTGGCCATATGCAATTAACATGGCTAATACAATCTATGGTCACACTAATGAAGAACAAGAACAGCAGCAAAAACAATTCACTGATCTTGTCTCATTACTAATATTCAGATTCCTTAATCAAGATCGTGATATAGATATGATTCCTGAGAGAGCACCCTCAAAATGTGGAATTACTGGATCCTACAGAGTAGTCTCTGCTTCTCTTCAATTAACTAAC